TCACCAACTACCACATCAAACCTTTCAAAATACTTTCTTGGTAGTTTGTATATGGATTGCCATGTAGTAATAATAACCTGTGAATCAGTTTCTCTTTCTCTACCAGCATAGATCTTATGACAGTAGGATCCTACATCCCAACCATAATCAGCAAAGTCTTTATACATCTGCTCTACAAGGGATGTTGTAGGAACTACAATGAGGGTATTCTTCTTATTCTCAACAAAATATCTAATGATAGAATATATCATCAACGACTTACCAGAAGCGGTTGGTGATACTAATAACTTTCGATTATTTCTAAGAGCATCATAAACACCATCAATTTGATAATCTCTAGGTTTATGCTTAGAGATAGCAGTCATATAATCTTTTACACCTTCCTTAGAGATCTTATCGTTTACCTCAAAAGGAAGACCATAATACTTACTCTCTACAAATTCATAGGTGTATCCATGATCCTTACAGAACTGAACTATTCTATCTAATAAACCAATATAAACTTCACCACTTTGAACATTAAATAATCGTATCTTTCCATCCCAATATTTCTTCTGGTACGTTGGCATAAATTTCGCACCAGGTACTTCAAAAGTGAATTGATCCGCAAGTTCATAATACACATGCGGTTCTGCTTCTACCTTTAGGTAAACTTCATTCTTTTTTGATATAATCAAATGACTCATAATCCTATACCAATGTAGGATTATTTAGAGTGATATTTTTTTGCTTATTTTAGAATAGTATCAAACCAATCTTGGCTCATACCAGAAATAATTTTATCTGCTGAATCAACATCTACAGCATACTTCTCTTCGATAAGATGCTCCACAACCTTCTCATAGTTCTCGTGGATTTTCTTAGATTCTTTAGGAGTAGGTTTCATAGTGATATCTAGATCTACAGATATATTTATTTAACCAAACATTCTATTATCATGCCCCCATTGACTACCAGCAACATTTTCATATCTAATAAAGATACGATTTGTTGGAATACCAGTTTTATCTGAAATTAATAACGCTAAAGATTGTTGAAATTTTTGAGTTTCCATTGGTCCAATATTTTTAACTTCAGCATAACAGCAAGGTTCTGTACTACCAGAAAAACTCATAGAAACATTTGGTTCAATGGATGCCATTACCCACTGCTCATTCTTACCTGTTAACTTAGACATTTCTTGAGATACTGCTTTAAGTAACTCTTCTTTGTCTGATAATTCTATTGAAGGTACAACTCTAATTTGAGGCATAATTTTGATTATAAGTTGATTTATTTATTACATACCTGCTTGGAATCTATTCCATTCAATAGCATTTTTAATTTGAAAAGTCCTATTTGATATTATTTTTATAATTTCTTCTAAAAATTTTAACTCAGTATCATAATATCTTATTTTAAGATCAATCTTAATCATTTTCTCATCAGCTTCCATATGTCTTTGTATAGCATCTTTCTCTCTTACCTTATATGGAAAAGGTTCTTCAGCATAAACTTCTGCTGGTGCTTTACCAGTATAAAAATTATGTCTTTCTAATCTAGTTTTATTATATTGCTCTCTTGCTTTCTCACGCAACAAAGTAATAGTATTATAAACCGTATAATACTTTGAATGTAATTGAGGAATTTTTAAAGACTCATCATGTAGGTTGTCGGGGTCAATAACAGAATCTTTCTGCCACATCTCCTGAATTTTTTCAAGATTCATTTAATACTGCTTTCTAATTTATATATTGTGTACCTAAAAGTTGCTTCTGCTGTAAAATACTGAACATCTGTATTTGTAGCATCAAAATCTAATGATGTCAAGGATACTGGAAACAAATCACTAAATTTAACTTTAGCAATCTCACGATAATTGCTATTTAATATTCTAAGTGTTCCATCACAAAATGCCTCCTTCATATCTCTTTGACCTTGACTATCTGTCGTAATATCCCTAAACTCTGCTGCTGATTCGGGAAAACCCAAACCAGTTAACCAATTATATACAGACAAATAATTCTCCATATTTTCATCAACTAAAAATCTTAAGGTAAAATCACCGAAAGTTAATTTTTCTCCTGGTACATCAATATCTTTTAGATATGATGGTTGGATTGTTGTTGCTAAAGATAATTCTGGAATTCTAGCACTATTTGAAAAGAAATCAACCTTTGGGTATTTTGCAAGGTTAAACTTAAATCCTATACCAGATAGAAAATTTCTATTCTGTATCTGTGTAGCAAATGGTGTTGATGCTGATGCCATTATGAATTTTTAACTATTTAGATCTAATTTAAGGTTAAATTGAATGATATTGATATCCTATCTTCTTCTGTTGTGTTTGGCATTACACAATGCTCTAAAAATGTTGGAAACAAATATAATAATCCTTCTATAGGATATCTATCCCTAAAAGCATTTTGATTATAAAACCTAGAGAATACAAAATTATTACCATATACTGCTGGTCTAGGGTCTCTAAAAGAAATACATCCAGCATCTCCACTTTCAGGAACTTTAACATAATACACACCAGATAAATCTAAATGGTTGCCGATATGATTATGTAATATATTATAATTTCCTTTATTATTAATATTAGCCCAAGCACTAATCTCAATTATGTCTTTTATTTCTGGATTAAATGGTAAATTAGGAAGTACCTTATATGATATATGTTGAAAAAAGTCTTCAAATTCATCTAACCCAGTTTGACTACTTTTTGGTTTACTGTGCCAACCACCATAATTTGATTTATTTTCACCTTCATCATTTTCTTTTAATTCATATATTGAGTTGGATAATTCTTCGTTATCAATATCATCCAATTGAATTTCAAAAAGTGGGGTTTGAAATAAATGTTGGAGACTAATATCATAACTATTAGTCTTGATAATATTTGGTTGTAAATCCATTATTCTACCTTCAAATTAAAAGATATTGAAATCCTATCCTCATCAGTAGAATTTGGAAGAACTTCATGTTCTAAACCAGAAGGAAAAATAAACATAGTTCCTTCTATTGGCATTCTAATTACATCAAGTGTTCTATGATATCTAGACATATAAAAACAATTTCCATATGATATTGCTTGTCTAGGATCAAAAAATACTATTTTACCACATTCTTCATCTTTAGGAACTTTAACATAATAAACACCAGAAAAATCTGAATTTATATGATAATGTCTTTTATGTGTATTGTTACGACGATTTAAATTAAACCAAATATTCATTTTATTTATTTTAGATATATTTGGGTAGAATGGTAATTCTGGTAAAATATATTGAAATTTAGAAGTTAATGGTTCAAAGTATTTAAATCTTTCATCATCAAAAGTATAAAAATTACTGTGCCAACCACCAGAATTTGATACGTTTATACCTTTATCTACTTCATATAGTTTATATGCGTTTTCGGTTAGAATCTTATTATCAACATCGTCTAATTCTATTTGAAATAATGCTGTATGAAAAAGAAATTGATTCTCTATTTTATATTTTCCATTTATCTCATATGGTGGTAATTGCATTATAAACTATCAATATAAAATCATTATAGCACATTTAGACAAAAAAAGAGACTCCCGAAGGAGTCTCTTTATTAAAGGAATTATATCCTTTCTTCTTACATGAGGTTAGCAACCTTAACTCTTCTGTAGTAACGGTTTGTGTTACGTGTAAGTGTTCCAAGTCCCTGTGTTGTACCTTGTGAGAATGGGTTCTCGACGATGCCGTAGCGAGTCTTGAATCCAATTTTTGGTTGGAATGTATCCTGACCAACTGCACGAACCATCTGTAGAGGAACGTATGGGCAGTAGAACAGTCCAGCGTCATAAGGTGAAGAACCTTTGTAACCGATAACGTAGTACTGGTTAGCAGATACGTTAGCAGAATAAGGATCGATATACACTCTATACTTACCTTGAAGAACACCAGCAAATGTATTGCCTGTGTCATCTACGTTCAAGTTAGCATTAAGTGCAGGGGTGTAGTCAAGAACACCAGCCATTGTTAGAGCAGAAGCAACGTCAGCGGAGCAAAGGATCATGTTGCCCTTTCCACGACGAGTTCTTTGTGCGATGGCGTTTGCGTCTCTTTCGATCTGGAAGATCAATCCCTTGAACTTCTCAACACTCCATCTTCCGTTTGAGTCGGTATCGAGGTCGAATGTACCAGCAGCAGCAACGTTTGCTTGAGCACCAGGCTCTGCTACGTTGTAGATAGTACGGATGACTTCACGGTTGATCTCAGCAAGAATCTCAGTAGAAAGAATGTTAGCAAGTTCTGCTTCTGCATTCAATCCGTGGATTGCTTTCAAGTCTTGAGCGAGTTCTAGTGAGTACTCAGCTTTCAACGCACGAGATTTAGCAGTAACTGTTACTTTCTCGATGCTGAATGCCATCTGGTTGAACTGGTCACCAGATCCGTCTCCTAGATCTTCAGCGGAGTCTGTACGCATACCCTGACCAACGTTGTAGTCAGTAGCGTTTGCTTGAGCAGCAGTAGGATTAAGAAGTCCTGGATTACTACCTTGTTGTGAAGTAGTACCCAAACCAACGTTGTTTGCACCTGTTGCGGTGAAACCACTGGTATCATCGAATCCATCAGGCTGTCCTGAGAATGCGGTATCTGCTTCGTTGAACAGAGCTTCTGTGCCACTCTGTGTCTTGTAGCGAGAACGCATTGCGAAGATTAGTCCAGTAGGACCATTCATTGGTTGAACGCCAGCAAGGTCATATGCGACCAAGTTAGGCATTGCTCGTCTGATTAGAGAAATCAATACGGGGTCGAAACCAGCAACTGG